CGGGTACGTCTAATCTAATCAGAGCCATCGTTGCCTCGTTGGTGTTGCGCGCTTGCCGCAGTGTAACACATGACCATTTGATGCGCAAAAGGGCAGCGTTTTGCTGCCCCTAGCGTTTTCGTTGTGCTGCGCGGCTATTCCGCGTCAGGCTCAAGGGCGGCTTTCAGCTCGGCCATAAAGCCCTGCCTGCCCATCTGAAGCTGCACCAAGTTAAACTGCGCAGATCCGATCTTCTGGTCTAGCGAATTGATGTGATTTATGCACATCTTTGCAGTGTCGCTTAGCTGGTCTTCGGTGTAGTCCACATCGTCAATCGTAACGACCTTTTTGTCTTCAGTCATGTTGATCTCCTTTCAAGTTATGCTGCCCACGGCACCCCGTCAGCAGTCGTTGGATTAGCTATCGCATCAATCTTAGTAGCAATAGCAGCTTCAGTATCAGACTGTGATACATGACCCCAGACCCAGCCTTGCGCTTGAGCCTCAGTAATATCGTCATACGGTGTAAAGTCAGACGCAGAGGCATCGTAGGTCAAGTCACAAGTGCCATAAGCTGATGCTGAGTTGCCATCTTCATCAACGCCTGTGCAGCGCCAGTGAGCTACATAAACGCCACCGTCAGCGATTTCGTGTTCCAAGGTTGGAATAGTCCAAGTGTAGGTGATTGCCATAGTGTTTCTCCTTAAATAGCTCCTATGATGAACGCCAGTAACTCGCTGTATCGAACCCCAAGCCTAGTGCGCTCTGTAGCACCCTCTGGCGCTTCTTCTTGTGTGTCATATGCGTCAGTGCGGGTGTAGGCATCAACGGCTTCTACAGCCTCAGTGACTACGTTGCCTTCTTCGTCAAGCACCTCTGCCACAGCGTCTACCGCTGGCACCTCTGTCTGTGTTTCCCACCAAGTTGTAGAGATAAACATGGCGTAGCCACCAGCATCTAACCCTTCAGCCGCAAATGCTGCTTGTAGATCTTGTGCAATGATACCAAAGTGTGTTCTGGCTTCATCACCTTTCTTCTCTACAGCATCTTTCCAACGAAATTTACGCATAAGGCCTTTGGCGGCTACAGCAACACGTTGCTCTGCGTCTGTAAGCTCTGCAATATCTTGCTTCTCGTTGCGGTCAGATGTTTGGATAGTGCCGTTGGTGGCATATACGTCATCAAAGCGTGATGTGCTAAAACCTATATCAACAGCATTATCACGGGTTGCATTTGTCAACATATTCCACGGATATATCGCATCTATTCCATAATTAAAAAGCAGTCCAGTATCAGAAGTCCCAATAGTTGGATAGCCTGACTTTGTGCCAATACTGCCCACAGTGGTGCCGTTTTTGCGGAAACGAATAATTTCCCCATCGTTAGTAATACGGTTAAAATCTGCTACTTGACCTGAACTTCTGGCGGCAGTTAAGGCTGACCCAGCGACGTAGACAAAGCCCTCATCGGTAGCCGTGCTTGATGCAACAATGTTGGTGTTAGTAGTATTCACCAGCAAGTTACCGCTCGCATCGATGCGCATACGTTCTGATGTGCCATGCTTAAATATCGTGTTGGTTGTGTCGTGCTGCAAAATAAAAGAAGTGCCGCCTCCAGAAATATCATCCATTTCTAGAGTAGGTAGATATGATGCCAAGATCATACCACCAGTGCCATCCCCCGTTGTGTCTGTTACACTAAATGGTCTTGCGGGCGAACTTGTACCAATCCCCACCGATCCGTCAGATGTGATGCGCATAGCTTCTGCTGCATCTACACTAAACGAAATACTTGAAGATGCCTGAACATCTCCATGATCGGCCCTAAAGCTCAAATCCCCATTAGCCAGTTGTACTACTTCACCATAAAGGCCAGAAACATCGGTATCTTCCAGACGTATTGAAGGCACAGAGGACGCCAGATGAAGCTGCCTACTAGGCGAACTCGTCCCAATCCCCAAGCTCTCCGCACTCGCATCCCAGAATAACTTTGGCGTGGTGCCAGTGTCCTCATAAAAGCTGATGTCTCCGTTGCCAGCGATTTTCATCCTGTCTTTTAGGGCAACATCCGCAACAGACGTCTGGAAAACCATATTTGGTATAGGTAACGTATTTGCCCCAGAACTTTCCGAGTAAATACGAGCCATAACTGCTGGGCCGCTTCCTGAAGCATCTTTCGTGTACCAATCTACACCGCCTAAATCTTCACCGCCCGACCACGCCGTTGAGGGGCTATCAAGGCGAAGGATCGGAACGGCATCATCAATCGTGACAGCCCCTGTGATATCGACACCTGTCGCGCTCGTCACCAGCTTCGCGCTATCTGCATACGACAGTGTTCCGGCAGCGGTCTTACCGCCGATTGCGTTGATGATCGTGTCGAGGCTATCGAAGTCGGTGTTGATCTTCGTTCCCCATGTATCCTCTGACGCGCCTACCTCCGGCTTCGTTAAGCCATATGCCGTTGTTGTCGTATCTGCCATGTTCTATCTCCTATGCCGCATCGGCCCAAGTTTGCCCAGATGCCGTGGCTGGTGTCCAATCCGTCGATGTGGGGGAAACAGCCGACCAGTCCTCTGGCGTGCTGGGTTCATCTTCCCACTTTTTGCGTCCATTTGCAACCACAGATGCCGCGCAGACGATGGTTGCGCTGTCGCTCTGCACGCGGTTGCATGTCGCCGTCGCAGTTGCTACGCAGGCGACGGTGGCGCTGTCCTCGTATATCGCAACGGCGCTTGCCGTTGTGGACGCCTGAGCAGCAATCGCAGCAGCGCCATCACGAACCACCAATCCAGACGCAGCAACAGTCGCCGCAGCAGATATGGCAGCAGAACCAAGGTGTATGCGTTCAGCCGCAGCCGTAACGCTGGCAGACGCTGCAATCGTGGCAGATCCAGCAACGACAAACGCGCCGGACGCAGACCCGCCTGACGTGACGGCAATGGTGGCGCTGCCCTCTCGGACGCGATCAGCAGCAGACGCGGTGGTCGTAACCGTCTCAATGATCGACGCCGCGCCGCGAACTCGCACAGACGCGGCGGCGGTGGCAGACGTGACGGCAATAATGGAGGCGGCGCCAATGATAGCGCCGTCCAAACCGTAGTTGTAGCTGCCGTAGGTGCTTCGCCCGTAGCCGCTGCGGTACGTCATTAGTCTAGCGTGATGTCAAGATCGCCCGCAGGAATGCGGAACACGTCGCCCGTGTCAATCGTCTTGCTGGCGGTCAGGTTGGCGTAGGCCAGCAGATTGCCGCCCGTGGCAGCGTCGAACACGCCGACAGCGACAACCGTGCCATATCCTGCTGTGGCAACGGGCCACTCTTCAGCGGATGTGTTTGACGCGGTGTTGCCTGACACGGTAAACGCCGTCTCCTGACGCGCGTAGCCCCCGCCGGATACCTCTGTGCCGCCGCCAGTATCGGATGGCGCAACGGTGTACAGCGCGGTGTGCCACTCGGTCGGGCGTGTCGCGCTGCCAGTGGTAAACGACCATGTAAGGACGGTTGTCTCGAAGGTGTTGGTGAAGCTCATCTCAATACGCCTTTATTTTCATGCGGCGACCAGATCCGCCGAATTTCGCTTTATCATTGTCTGCATTTATACCACCAATTGCGTTTGCCTGCAAAGATGCCCAGACTTGAATGCGCGCGTCGTCTTTCAGATACGGCGCAGAATGTATCAGCGAGCTGTATAGATAGGCGTCAGGGAAGTATTGCAGCAGCCAGTTTGACGTGTTGCTATCGGACAACGCGTCGATCTTGGCGTAGTAGTATAGCTCCGTCGCATATGTGCCATCGGGGACGGGGAAAACCTCAATCTCGCCGGCGGTGATCGCGTAGTAGCGTGGCTCGTTGGTGGCGTTGGCCGTGCGCTGCTTGCGCTCCAAAAGCTGAAACTGGCTCAGCAGCTCAAGAGGCTGCGTGTTGCCCGAGGTAATATACATCCGTATGACCTCGTAGAAGTCGGCAGGCACGGCGCTGTACTGCGTATCGATGTTGGCGTTGGCGCGCTTCTCCTGACGCCAGTGGCGTATCTGGCGGTTCATGTCTGCCTCGGCCAGCGAAATAAACGTCGGGATGACGCTCGTCAGGTCATCGCGGTCAAGGAAGTCTGCGATGATGGATTGCAGCTCTGCGTATGTTGTTATGGGCATTGTGTTGCCTTTATCACTGTGTTAACATTCACCCCTACATGGGAGGATAGCATGATTGACGTAGACTTAGCTAGAGAACTGATCGTTTTAAAAGCCAAAGACCTTGGTTTGAAAGACGAAAAACTTGACCAGATGGACGAACTGGTGTGCGAGCTTTTAAATATTGAAGACGCAGACCCGCTCATCTTTCCATCCTAGACAAGTAATCTAATATACCCTCAAGCACTTCCGGCGTTATTTGCTGCGCTGGCATAATGGTTTTAATTGCATGAGTTTTGTGCGCTTCATTTAACGCCTGACCGCTTTTGGTTGTTTTGCCTTCCATCGCGTCATACACGTTGCGAAACAGCAAGCCTTGCGGAACAGGTGGAAGAGAACCAACATAATCACCGGCGATCTGCGTGTTGTATGTTGAGTGCGGAACGTTAGCGCGGGGCAAGTTACCTTTAGGCTCGTTGTACATAAGCGGCGCAGACGTATCTACCTTTGCGGCCCCAAGGCCAAACATGCCGGCCGGCATATCTCTTTGCGTTGGGTCGGTTACGCTGTAACGCGCCTCCGCTGGGCTTGGGAAGCCTTGCTCCTGCATAGGCGCGCTTTCCATTAATCGGATAAATGATTTACGTTTCGGCGAAGATGTTGACGTAACCCATTCGCGCAGCTTTGGCGAAAAAACGCCGACAAAATCGGGATCTATTGCACGCATAACCTTGTCAAACTCTTTAGCTGACTTCTTGGTTATTTTTGCGCCCTTAACAAGCTCGGCCATTGCAGCGCCAGTAAATGTGGCAAAATCATTAGCGTCTGGAGACATGCTGCCCGTAAGACCAAATATATCTGCGCCTTCAAAGTCGCGCGACGCTTTTTCCGCTTCACTTTCAATGCGCTTAATAATGTTTTGGTTTGACGCCCAAATAGCGCGGTCTTGCTGAGCCGCTGGGCCGCGCATAAAATCAACGCCGCCTTCTGTATATACTGGCTCGTCAAATTTTAAATCGTTTACGCCTTCAACCAACAAACCGCGTGCTGTGCGGTCGCCGTAAAACGGCAAAACAACTTTACCTTCCATGTCTTCCCATGACATTGGCTGGCGTGGCAAGTTTTCGCCAGTGTCCGACATCTGCACGTCAGTGTCCGAAAGATAGCCGCGCATTTTTGGCTTCTGATAGCCAAGCGGATCAAGCTCTTCTTTTTTTATTCTAGACACACCACTTCGCAAAGCATCCGCTGGAGCAGTCGCCGCAAGAGATCCTGCGCTAACCAAACCCCCAACACCAAGCGCTTCGCTTATCATGTCTTCCTGCGGGATCGTGCCGCGATATGCGGAGATCGGCGCGTCAACGGCTTTGGCGGCGGGCGAAAGCAGCCCCACAAGCATGTCGCCAATGCCTTCATACCGCAACGTGTCGGTGCCATACGTCGGCTCTTTCGACAAAAGCCCGCCAAACACGGGGCGACGGCCTTCCGCAGCCAGCTCGCTGCGCTGCTGGCGTGCCATGTCGTACAGCGCAGAAAAGATGCTCTGCTCTTCGCGTAGGCGTCTTAACTCTTCAGCGGTCGCCATATCAGCAATCCCACGCTTTGCGCGACCAGTAGTTGGCGCTCAATTTGCTCGACTTGCCCTTGATGCCGCCGGAGCGTGCGCAGTAGGACGCCTTGCGTTTAGGCTGATCCTTCTTGATGGACATGGCGGGGTCGCCGAAGTTAATCTTCTTCACCGTGTCGCCCTCAACCGCCAGCACTTCAAACTTCTTCGGCCCACCGCGTCGCGGTTTATTCACCGCCGTAAACCCGTGGCGCTTCTTCGCTGCTGCGATCTTCTCTGACTTGGTGCGCGCCATGCTATTTCTTCTTCGCGGTCTTCGCGGCCTTCTTAAACGCCTTCGCGGTGGGCGCGCCCTTGCTGCCCGCCTTGCGCATCTTCTCGCCAGACCCAGCAGCGATGCGCTTACGCTTCGCGTGGATGTTGGCGTATAAACCCTTTGCCATCTAAGCTCCTTCGCCCCACTGGACGCATTTGTAATCTGTTGCGCGGTACGCAGGAAACATCTGCCGCGCGTATTCCAGCCCGCTCGGTATGGACTGTATGCACTGGCTCTCGCTCTGCATCACGGGGCTGCCAAACGAAAAGCAGTTACCCTCGACGCTGCAAAGCAAAAGCAGCGCCGTCCACATCACTAGTAAGCGCCCATGCGCTTCTTCGCCATACACGTTCCAGCGCGCTTGCATGCGGCGGGTGTCGGGCAGCCCTTACACGGCTTAAACTTCGGTGTTCTCATCGTCCTTGCCTTCCTTGCATCAGTTGCATCATATATTGCTGCGCTGCCAGTTGCTGGCGGCGGTATTCTTCAAGCGCTGACGGGGTTGCAGATTGCATTTGCACATCCTTGAGCAGCGCCCGCGGGTCAGGCTGTGAGGCGGTAAGCTGTCGCAATATGTTCATAGGGTCATCGCTTCTCGGCTCTGGCGGCATGGGGGTAGCAGGCGCAAAGTCGTCTCTGCGAATGTAGCCCTGACTTTCGGTGCGACGGCTCTGCTCCGCAAGCGCACGCAGCATCTGCATCAGGTCATCCATAAAAATATCCTCACGTTATATCTTCCAGCATAATAACATTAAAACGCCAAAAAGAAACCCCGCGCGCGCAATGGGAGGTGCGCGGCGGGGCCAAGGTGCGCGAGACAGGGAGGAAACTCGCTAGAGGTATAGATAGCGCGAGCAGGTGCGCTTGTCCATGTGGGGGTAGAGTAAACGCTTTTACGCGGTCACGCAATCCCCTGCAGGTTGCGCTTGATCGCGCCACGCCAACGTGACATCGGCCCGCTCAGGGCCGTTGCCGCGTCTGACGCCATCGTCAGGCACACGGCGTCGGCAAGGTCAGGCGAGCGCAGGCCACGCTTGCGCATGGCGTCCTTGCTCTCGGCAGCCATCTTCCCAGA